GCAGCCTTCCCGTCGCAGTGCGGCGCGTGCTTTCGGCGCGAAGGCGCGAATAGGCGGCCTGCTCCTGCATCTGGGTTCCCAGCAGCCGAGGATCGGTCGCCACGGCCGACAAGTAGTCGCGATAGAGCCTGATCTTAGATTGGGCGACGATGAGGTCTTGGCCCTGGTTCGTCCAAAAGTTCTGGTCGGTGTCCGCCAGCAGCGGCGGGGCCACGTCGATTAGAAGGTCCCAAGCCAGCGAGTAGGCCGCGTTGGGCGTTGGGAACAGGTAGACCAGCAGACCTTTGACCAAGTAATCCGTGGGCTGCCCCCGGACGTTCGGCTGCATGAACCGTTCGAACTCGTCTATTGACCGGGCGGTGAGCGGCCATCGCGTGTTTCCGTTGTTTTGCTCAAGGTAAAGGCCGTCGATGATGCGGGCTCCGGTCGGCCATGGTATTGTCGGTTGACCCGGCGTCGTCAGAACCAACTGGCGACTTTCATTGAACCACCAGCGTTCGGCCGCATACTGGTCTATGGCCTGCGCGATGACGTTTTGAAATTGTGCAGCCAGATCATCGGCGAGGTCGTCGCGCGTCGTCTCGCTGATGATCCTTGCTTTCAAGTCGCCAAGCGTCGCCATACGCCACCGCCTAGTAGAGCCCGGCCAAGTCGTCGGGGTTCGGCTGGCCCATCCCAGGCGGCAGCAGATTGTTCAGGAAGCCCTGCCTGCCGCCGAGGCCCATAGGCGCCTGTGACACCGGCGCCCCATAGCCGGGGGCCATCACGTCGGCGGGCGACGGCATAGGGGCGGGCGCGGGTCGCTGCGGCGCCGGAGCGCCAGCGCCACCACCCGCAAGATGGGAAATGTCGTAGGCCTCAGCGGGCATGATCGACTTCTGCCCCTGCGCGATCAGGGACGTGAGCAACGGGCTCAGAAGACCCTGCTGACCGGGCTGCTGGGGATAGGCCACAACGCCCCTATCCAGGCCCCGGCAGGTAATCCAGCCAGACAGTCGCCACGCCCTGCGTCGGGGCCGGGCCAGTCCCCGCAATGGTCCCGTAGATCGGCGTATCCACCCCGAACGGCCCCATCGCCGCGATGGGCGCAGCCGTATCGGTGCGCGCCAGCGTCTTGAGGTCGGTCGCAGCCAGTAGTTGCGCGCCGCCCGGCGTGGTCCCAACCGCTATCGTGTTGGTGGTTCCGTTCCAGGCCTGCGAAACCAGCAGGTGCGTGAGGTTCAGGATCGCCCCGGCCGGAAGGACGCCGACGACGCCCGCGACCTGTCCAAAGCCGAACTGCTGGCTGATTTCGTGAATGACTTGAAGGTGAGTTTTACGGCCGCCTGTCGGCATGGGTTTTCTCCGCTATCCAGCGCCGGGCAGGAAGTCGATCCAGACCGTCCAGACACCCTGGGTCGGCGCTGGGCCGGTGAAAGCCGCCGTCCAATAAATCGGCGTATCGACGCCGAGCGGGCCGCACACCCCGGCAGGCATGAGGTTGTCCGAACGGATGGGCACCGTGAGGTCGATCCCGCCCTGAAGATTGGCGCCACTGGGCGGCGGCAGTGTCCCCACGCCCCCGGTGTTCGTGGTCGAGTTGAACGCCTGCGAAATGACGTTGTGGATATTCCCCATGATCGACCCGGCCGGGAGAACCCCGATCAGACCACCGGCCCCAGAGTTCGGCCCGATCTGCACTGAGATTTCGTGCAGGAAAGGAAAATGTGTTTTCCGCCCAGCAGGCATAGGAACGCCCCTTACGGCGTGAACGTCGGGGCGACCAGCGTCCCGAAGTCCGCGTTATTGAAGCGAAGCTTCTTCAGACCATGGATAAGCCCGGCCTCGACGCCAAGTTTGTTTCCATAGTCGAATAACTCCTCATTCCAGTCGAAGTTGTTGAACGACTGTCCTTTGCCGAAGGCAATGACCCCGGCCTGCGCGCCCAGCAAGACAGCGCGGCGAACGCCCGCGACAGTCGCACCGGTCCCCGCGTTGACCCCGGCCGTGATGCGCGTGCTTTCGTGCAGGACAACGCCGTTATACATGCCGAGCGCGCCGGTCATGATCGGGTTGCCACTAGACCCGTCGCCGGTCATCGCGGCCTTCTGGATATCAAGCCATTGGCCCGTCCCGACATTGGTCCGAAGCTGCGTCACTTGGTTCGTGTGCAGCACCATCGCGTAGCGGTCGTCGCCGTCGATCTTGATAGGCCGGATGACCGGGGTCATCAGCTTGGCCTGCGCCACCAGCGAGTCGATGATCGCTAGGGTGAACTCGTCACCCGCCGCCAAGGTCTGATCGTTCGCCTTGGCGTTCGGCCGGAAGACGTGTGCGGCGTCGGTGGCAATCGGCGGGTTCATGCCGGTGTAGCGCGGGTCCACGACCACCGTGTAGCCGCACATTTGGTTGAAGAAGGCCGTATCCATGCGGCCCGCCCACCAATCCTTCAGGCCGAGCATCGCTTCTTCGCGGATCGACCACGGAATGCGCTGCTCGGTCATCTTGCCCGCCGACTTCACGGCATGGCGTAGCTGGTCGATGAACAGGTCATCGGTGTAGGTCGCGAGGGCTTCTTCATTGCCCTCAAGCGTGGCGTCGCCAGACACCCCATCGCCGGTCAACTGCATCCGCAGGGTGACACGAACGCGGTCCCCGCTGTCCTTCTTCGTGTCATCGAAGGTTTGCAGAATGTCGTCGGACGAGTCGCCGATAAAGCGCTGAATCCACGTCGCTTTGAGGGCTTCGCGAGCGAGTTGTGACGACCAGAGCTTCTTCGCTTCGGGTGCGTTCACGCCATAGGCGGTTTCGGCCATTTGAGGGGTCCACGGCTGAGCGGATGGGGGTTCCGCTTCCGTGCCGTGGAAGCTGCCGGGGCGCCCTTGGGCGCTGGTCCGTTACCGGGGACCGGCCGAAGCGTGGTTAAGAGCCCACGCGGGCTTAGTTCGCGTCGGAAGCCTGTTGCGGGCTCCCGTCAAGAGCCCGCGTGCATTCCTCTACTGTTTCAGTCTGGAATCGGAAGGTCGCGAAAGCATCGCAGTAGCCAAGCGGCCGGGCCGCCTGATCCTGGGTTTCGACAGGGCCTCGCCAGAAGGCGCAGTGGCCGCAGGGGATCGTGTTCATGGGGCGACCGGATCGGCCCGCCAGCCGGAACGCTGCTACCCACGGGAGGGAGACGCGCTCGGCTGACGGGCTCTGTCAGGATGCTCAAGTCACCGACAGCGCCGATATAGCGGCGTTCCCGGCCTCGGCCAAGGTCAGTGACCCCGTTCACGTTGCCGCAGCTTCGCGAACGCCGCGTCCCGCGCCGCGCCCTTAAGCTTGGCGACCGCCCCCCAGGTGAGGCCGTTGTCAGGCCCCTTGCCGCGCGCCGTGGCCGTGCCGTTCGACGCAGCGGCCCCGGCCGCCAGCTTCTTCAGCTTGTCGGTGGTGGCCTTCTCCCCGGCCTTGAACCCCCGGCGCTTCGCCAGCGCGTAGACCCGTTCAGCCGGGTCCTGCCCGGCCGCGATCATGTCGCGGGTCATGCCGAACAGTTCGTCGGCAAGCTTTTCTTCCAACTTCCGGCCGACGTAGCCCAGGTCTTCAAGCTCGGCCCGCCGCTGGTCGCGAACGTAGTCAGCGGCCTTGTAGTAGTCGGGGGCCTCGGCGACGAAATCCTTCTCGTAGGCGTCCATGGTCGATAGCAGGACATTGGTCTGCTTGACATGCTGCTGGCGCTGGCCCGACGCCTTGGCGTCGTCGGCCTGCTGCTTCATGAAGGTCTTCAGGACGCGCTTGATCTGGTTGAGGTCGGTGATCGGTTCGTCGTCATCGTCGCGAAGGCTGGCGATCAGATCGGACAGTTCGTCACGCTCGCCGCCGCTGACCTTGGATTCGAGCGCTTCGAAGCGCTGCTGAAGCTCGCTGAACTGGCGTTCGGCGGCGCGGCGCTTCGACCGTTCCTTGGCGGCGAGCCCGGCCTTGTCGTGGGCCTGAGCCTCGGCGCGTTTGACCCGCGCCGCCGCCTCATCCTCGCCGTCTTCCT